ATAGCCACCAATTGCTCTCCCAGTGATGAACCCCAAGACATCTATATGAGGGTAGTGGGGGAGCTGGAGAGAATCCTGAAGGATCGCCCTGAGCTGTACGCTGCTGATTGGTTGAACTTTGGGATTACCCGCTCACTGGTTAAGCAACCTGTGATGACCCTCCCCTATGGTGCAACTACTTACGGATTCGCTAACCAGATCGAGGATGCTGCTATGACTATCTGTAATGATAGAGACTTGATATGGGATGAACAGGCAGTCCGTAAGTCAACCATGTGGTTAGCCAAGAGATTGATAACTGCCATAGACCGTATTTGTCCAAGGGCTGCTGAGACTATGACATGGCTTCAGGATACTGCTTCAGAAGTCCTGAAGGCAGACAAGCCTGTAGCTTGGGTCAGCCCGTGTGGGTTCCTAGTCCACCAAGGTTATATGTTGGAGAACAAGAGAAGCGTTAAGACAACCATAGCTGGAGAGTTCCGGTATGTGGTGCTGCGTGAGCGTATCGCTGACTCGATCAATAAGAGGCGGCATAAGCAAGCTGTAGCTCCTAACTTTGTTCACAGCATTGACGCTTCAGTTATGCACAAGACGGTGAACAAGACAGATTTTGATGTAGTAACCATCCACGATTGTTTCGGCTCACACGCAGGGAACATTGATGAGCTGCTCAGGGCAACCAAGGCTTCCTTTGTGGAAGTCTTTACCCCGTGTCAGCTAGATAATTTCCAAGGGCAAATGGAGAAGCTCTCCGGTAAGTCTTTGGAATCTAACAAGAAAATTCTTAACTTTGGGGATTTTGAAATTGCCAGAGTTAAGGAAGCCAACTACCTTTTTGGGTAGAAGGAAACCGAGGAAATGAGGAGCTGCTTCTTTTTCTTTCCTCCCAACCAATAAGGAAACTATGAATAAATATGTACGAATGACTTCGCCTACAGGTATCGCGAAGTATCCCAAACTGAACGAAGCCGACTTCAAGTTCAAAACCCAAGAAGGTGAGTTCAGTGTCACCCTTGTCTATACCCCTGAAGAGGCCAAGCCTTTTCTTGCGGAGTTGGAGAAGGCTTTTAAGAGCGAAAAAGTAAAAGAAGAACAGAAGCACGGTAAGAAAATCAAAAAGATTTCCCCTCACGCCAAATGGGGAAAGGAATTGGATAAGGATGATAACGAGACCGGAAACTTCTATGTGAAGTTCAATATGAAACACAGGTGGTTCAATAAACAGAATGAACTGGCCTTTGAAAAGCGTCCTATGATTTATAACTCACAAGCTCAGGTCGATACTGAGTCAGTGATAGGAGGAGGGAGTAAGCTCAAGGTTAACTTTGAGGTTCACCCATACAACACCTCTATCGGATTCGGACTGACACTCCATCCAATAGCCGCTCAGATTATTGAACTGAGTAGCGGAGACGGAGGAGGGGCTAACCCTTTCACCGCTCAGGAAGAGGAGAAGGTGAACGGAGGCGAGAGCTTCCCAGAGGAGGTATTCGCGGCTGCTGACAACGACTTCTAAAATCTAAGTGAAGCAGTCCCGCTACCGCTCCAAATTGGAGCAACAAATCGCATCCCAGTTAATCGACGCTGGGGTGCGATTTGAATACGAAACCCTACGATTAGGATACACAAGAAAATGCACATACACCCCCGACTTCATCCTGCCCAGTGGCATGGTGTTAGAAGTAAAGGGGTGGTTCAAATCATCAGACAGAACCAAGATGCTTCGCGTTCGCGAGGCTAACCCCGACATGGACATTCGATTTCTATTTCAGAACGCTAACATCAAGATCACCAAGGGAAGTAAGACCTCCTATGGAGACTGGGCGGATAAGAATGGATTCATGTGGGCAGAAAAGAGAATTCCAGACACATGGCTCACCCTATGACAAACCAAGGATCAGATTTCATCGGCCATGAGCCGTGTCCGAGCTGCGGGAGTAGCGATGGCCTTGCGAGGTACTCAGACGGACACGGTTTTTGCTTTGTATGCCAAGGCTATGAACACACAGACGGGGAGGTAACTCCTCAACCCAAGACAACACACACTATGCAAACATTTATCAGCGGAGAAATAGACGACCTAAACAAACGAAAGATTCACAGGGACACTTGTTCAAAGTGGGACTACCGCAAGGGGGTCTACAACGGCAAGCCTGTTCAGGTTGCTACCTATAAGGATAACGAGGGAGCCATCATTGCTCAGAAACTTAGGTTCCCCAACAAGGACTTTATGATCCTTGGAGACGGGAACAACATGGGCCTCTTTGGTCAGCACCTCTGGAGTGATGGAGGCAAGATGCTGGTGGTCACTGAGGGAGAGATAGATGCCATGTCGGTATCCCAAACCCAACAACTCAAGTGGCCTGTGGTGTCGGTTCCTAATGGAGCGCAAGGAGCTGCCAAAGCCATCGCCAAGAACATTAACTATCTTGAGAAGTTTGAGACGGTGGTATTCATGTTCGACCAAGATGATCCGGGGCGTACTGCTGCCAAGGAATGTGCTGCCCTTCTCTCTCCCGGTAAGTCCAAGATTGCCACTCTTCCCCTGAAGGACGCTAACGAGATGCTAGTAGCTAACCGCTCCGCTGAGTTGGTCAAGGCTATGTGGGATGCCAAGGAGTACCGACCTGACGGCATCGTTGGAGGAAGCGAGCTTTGGGATTACATCACAGAGCTGGAGGATGAGGAAGCTGTTGAGTACCCGTTTAGTGGGATCACCAATATGACCCACGGCTTACGCAAAGGTGAACTGGTGACAATCACGGCTGGCTCAGGGATCGGCAAGAGTCAGTTCTGTCGAGAGCTATGCCACTGGCTAATGACCCAAGATCAAACCGTAGGTTACATAGCACTTGAGGAAAGTGTACGAAGAACCGCTCTGGCTATTGTTGGGATTGAGTTATCCAAGCCTATCCACATCAGCAAGGAAGAGGTTCCTGAAGATGATTTAAAGGGAGCCTTTGAACGCTCAGTCGGCACTGGAAGATTTTTTACCTACGACCACTTTGGATCGGTGGACTCGGACAACCTCCTGAACCGCATACGATATATGGTACGAGGGTGCGGTTGCCAATGGATATTCCTCGATCACCTTTCCATCGTGGTTAGTGGGTTAGAGGGAGGAGACGAGAGACGGCTCATAGATGTGACCATGACCAAACTCCGCTCACTGGTGGAGGAACTAAAGATAGGCTTGGTTCTCGTTAGCCACCTAAAGACCTCCGATGGTAAACCCTTTGAAGAGGGTGGACAGATTTCCCTAGCTTCCCTTCGGGGTAGCCGTGGGATTGGTCAGCTTTCAGACATCGTTCTGGGGCTGGAAAGAAATCAGCAAGACACTGATGAAAGTAATAGAACCCAAGTTCGCATTGTGAAAAACCGATGGAGCGGGGAGACAGGACTATGCGCTCGCCTAGAGTACGACCATGACACCGGACGAATGAAGGAGATCGGGTTCCCTGAGCCTATTCTACCTGAAGAGTTCACAACTAACTAAGGACACACACACATGAATAACGAACACTACACTCAACTGGAATTCCCCTCCGTGGAGGAACTAGACCTACCAATTCAACTTGAGATGGACTTTGGGGAATGACCACTCTCATATTTGATTTGGAGTCTGACGGTCTCCTCGATAAAACTAGAAAGGTACATTGTATTTGTATTACCGACATTGAAACGGGAACCAAGTACCAGTTCAACTCTCAGCCAGAGGGGAGGGGGATACAGGAAGCTCTCTGTCTCCTTCACAACGCGAGTACCATAATAGGTCACAACATTGTTGGCTTCGACATCCCTGTACTACAGAAGCTCTACCCCTCTTGGTATCCCAAGGGGGAGGTTCTGGACACCCTACTCCTGACCAGACTTATTTGGCCTGACCTCAGAGAGAAGGACTTTGGACTGATTAATGATCGTCCAGAGTTTCCTAAGAACCTCATGGGTTCCCATAGTCTCAAGGCGTGGGGATACCGGATAGGAATGCTCAAGGGAGACTTCAAGGAGAACAACGACTTTGAGAAGTGGTCACAGGAGATGGAGGACTATTGTGTTCAGGATGTGGCGGTAACAGAGAAGCTCTATCAAGCTATAGCTGATAAGGAGTATGCAGAGCCAGCTATCACTCTGGAACATAAGTTCGCCAACATCATCAACCAGCAGGAGAAGCACGGCTTCATGTTGGATGAGGATAAGGCGATGGAACTGGTAGCACTACTCACTACCAAGAGAGCTGAGATTGAGGACAGGCTTCAGAAGGTGTTCCAGCCTGAAGTGGAGACCATGAAGAAAACCAAGTGGAACTTTGGGACGGAGGTGTTCCTGACCAAGGCTGAAGCTATAGCGGTAGCGAAGCAATGGGCTAAGGATAACAAGACTACCCAGAAGTTAGCTCTTGGTACGATTGAGAAGGGAGAACCAATCAAAAAGAAGGTTCCCTTCAACCCCGGAAGTAGAGACCAGATTGCCAAGAGGTTTATGAAGAGAGGGTGGAAGCCTTCAGCATTCACTCCCGATGGCAAGCCAAAGGTGGACGAACCTGTACTACGGGAGCTTGACAAGATGGGATTCGAGGAGGCTGGGCCACTCCTTGAGTACCTTATGATACAGAAACGCCTTGGACAACTCGCAGAGGGAAAAGAGGCATGGCTCAAGTTAGTCAAGGCAGATGGGCGTCTGCATGGACGGGTAACAACTAACGGTGCGGTGACGGGACGTTGTACTCACAGTAAACCAAATCTGGCACAGGTTCCTAATGCTGGATCACCGTATGGAAAGGAGTGTCGTGAATTATTCAAAGTACCAAAAGGAAGAAAACTTGTTGGAGCTGATGCGAGCGGATTGGAGCTTCGTTGCTTGGCTCACTTCATGGCGAGATTCGATGGTGGGCAGTATGCCAAAGTCCTACTTGAACAAGACATCCACACTGCGAACCAGACGGCAGCGGGTTTACCAACGAGGGACAACGCCAAGACGTTTATCTATGCATTCCTATATGGGGCAGGAGACGAGAAGATCGGCAAGATTATCGGGAAGGGTCAGAAGGAGGGGAAGAAGATTAAGAAAGAGTTCCTCAATAAGACTCCTGCCCTTAAAAAGCTACGGGCGGCGGTCATGGAGGCAGTGACCTCCAAGGAGTATCTGGTAGGTCTTGATGGTAGGCATCTGCCTATCCGGTCTCCTCATGCTGCCCTAAACACTCTTCTTCAGAGTTCAGGGGCATTGATTATGAAGCAAGCTACAGTTCTTTTGGAGAAGCACCTCCATCTAAAAGGGTGGACTTTTGGTAAAGAATATGCACTTGTGGGTCATATTCACGATGAGATGCAATTGGAAGTAAGAGAGGACTTGGCTGAAACCGTGGGGCAATTAGCGGTTAAGGCAATCAACGAAGCAGGAAGGAGCTTCAATTTTAGGTGTTCATTGGATGGTGAATATAAGATTGGAAACAATTGGGCTGAAACACATTAATAATATATGAGAAAGATCACGAAGGAAACTTGGGCATACGCCGCTGGCTATGTAGACGGAGAAGGGTGCATCCGAATCGACCAGTACACCCTTAGAATTGAGATTGCCTCCTGCTACCCCGCTACCTTGAAATGGTTAGCGGAGAGCTTTGGCGGGAGATTTGCAGTAAAAGCAGAGGCAGATGGAGCCTATCGTAGAGCATACCGATGGAATATAAACGGGAAACACGCAGGGGAGTTCTTAAAGGGAATCCTCCCTTATTCGATGGAAAAGAAAACCCAAGTTAAACTAGGTCTGCAATTTTTAGAAACAGTAGACAAAACCGAGAAGGCTGAGATAGCCGCACAGCTCAAAGCACTCAAAAAAGTTATATTTTATGAAAAGAACATTATTAATTGACGGAGACATCGTTGCCTACCAGCACGCTGCTCAAGTTGAAACCCCTATCCATTGGGGAGATGATATATGGACACTCCACGCAGATGCCAAGGAGTGTAAGCAGAGGATCAAGGATTGGCTTGAGTGGCTGATGGAGGAAAACGAGGCTGATGAGATGATTCTATATTTGTCCTGCGCGTCCAACTTCCGAAAGGACTTGGAAGAAAGCTACAAGGCTAACCGAAAGGACAAGCGAAAGCCTATCATTCTAAAGGCGATCCGTGAGTGGCTAATAGAGGAGTATGATGCCCGAATCCTTCCACGGCTGGAAGCTGACGATGCTATCGGGATTGCGCTTACCAGTGGTGAGTATGGTGATGAC